GAAAGTGTATTGTTCAACTAATATTTCAAAGCAGTTTCACAATTTAGGGCGCAGAAAGAAAAAGAATTTTGAATTTCTTTTCACAACCGGAACACGCAGAAATATAACTGATGAAAAGTCAGCTGATTTTAATATTGCGGATTACAGAATGATTTTTTCAGCTAATTAAAATGAAAAGAAGATTTATTTTTGAAGATAGACCGCAAATTAAAATGATTCATCCCGAAGATTTGCAACGGCATATAAAAGTAAAAGATTGTAAATTAAAAATACTGGAATACCATAAAAAATAATGCAATTAGACGCTTTTGATTACACAAATAAGGATGTTGAAAAGCTAATTGTATCACTTTACAATGATGAAATAAATCCACTTAATTTGCCGGAGGACTTATATTTGGCAGTTGCAAAATATGTGATGGGAGGAGTTGAAAAAGGGATAGGTATTTCGGAGGTTTCATTTAGTGCAGTTGATAAAGAATTGATGTCCGCTTTAAACGAAAACATACATTTATTTTCCGCTGCCAAAACTTTTAATTTCACTTTGGATGCAAGCGATTCAATGTTTGACAAAGAAGGAACTTTATTAAAGTTTGATGAGTTCAAAGAAAAAGCGAAACAGGTTTTTGAAAAGTACCACGGAGAAATTGAACACGGTAAAGTAAAAGGAGGATGGTTGGAAGCTGAATATAACCACAGCACTTTCACAAGCTGGACACGTAAGAAAATGGCAACAGATACAGGAAACAAAGCACCTGTTACCTTATCTTATCCGAAATGAGGTATCCGATTCCCATGAGTGCGCTATTTGTGCAAGCGTGAACGGTGTTTGTTTGCCTGCTGATCATCCATTTTGGAATGAGAACGCCGGGGACTTACATTTTAATTGCCGGGGAATAGTTGAACAATCTGAAAAAGAAGCAGGCTTTGATAATAACGGAGATTCAAAAGTTTGGGGTGATGAAGATATTAAGGAAGGATTGAAAAGAGGTGATGAAGCTGGCAGGTCTGATGCTTTTAAATTTAATCCCGGAAAGCGTGAAGAAATATTTTCAACAAGCGGAAAAAGTAAAAATCCTTATTTTGATATTCCTGAAAAATATAAACCATTTGCAGAAAAAAATTACAATTTGCCAATAATAAAATATAAAGAATAATGGAAACAGTTGAGCAATTTTTTAGCGCAATAATGCAGAGCCGTGATGTGGCACATATTGCACATTTACAAACAACATCATACGCTCAACACGTAGCATTAGACAGCTATTATAAAAGTATCATTGAGGAAGTAGATTCATTGATAGAATTGCATCAGGGAATGTTTGGCATTGTTAAAATCGTTATTCCACAATCAAATTTTAAGGAGCCGGTTGAGTATTTAGAATCTTTGGCGGAATATATCGAACGCAATAAAAAAGAGTTGTTTCCCGATTCCGTTTGCCTCAATCAAATTGATGCAATTTCACATTTGATTTATACGACACTTTACAAGTTGAAAAATCTAAAATAATATTACATTTACAAAAAATAAATAAAACCAAATAAAAACCAAACCATGAAATTACAAGTAACAAATGAAAAGCTATTAAAAGTAAATAGCGAAATTGAACAAATTGCATCTACCGCAGTAGGAATGTTATTAGCTGGCAAAGTATCGGAGTTCTACAAAAACAACGGAGAGCGAATAAAAGCGGTACAGGAAAAGATTTTAGCGATACAGAAAAAGCATTTAGTATTTGAGGATGGAAAAATAAAATTTCCTGAAAGAAAAGAGGGTGATGTATCGCCAATGATTCCTGTGTTTTTAATCGGTCATTGCGAGGCTGATTTGCAAAATGAATACAAAGAATTGGTTTCTTTAGAATGTACGATTGAAGTTTAAATTTTGAATTATGGCATCTAAATTTGGTTTTGACGTTATGTTAAAAAAGATGGATGCGTTAAAACGTGACCTGCCCCCTGTTATCGGTGCAATGGGGTTGAGTTTCTTTTTACAATCATTTGCAAAACAGGGATGGACCGGTGATAGTTTTCAACCGTGGGAGGCAAGAAAAGACACAAAGAATACACGTAAATTACTAATTGGGAAAAGCGGAGGTACAAAAAACGCATCACATTTGCACCTCCGCCCACAGGTGGCGAACTCATTAAAAAAAACAACGTGGCAGGAAATACTTTTTGATGTTAGCGGAGTTCCTTATGCAAGGATTCACAACGAGGGGGGAGTAATAAATAAAAGAGCATCTGAAAAGGTTACTCATTTTAGATTCCACGAATCCGGAAATCTAAGATTTGCGAAATCTAAAAAAGCTGATTTTGCAATGAAAAACAAAGTAAAAGCACATTCAATTACTATGCCGAAACGCCAATACATAGGCTATTCAAGTACATTGATGAAACAGATTGAAAGCCGTGTTAATTCTGAAATGATTAAAATATTAGGTAGGAAATGAAACTATTTTTTTTAGCATTGTATAATAAATTGATTGCCGTGCAGGGCGTGTCTTTCGTGCATAAATGGAATAATCAATTGCAGCTTATTATGCAAGACGGTGGCGCACGTTCTGAAATGTTCACTTTCCCTGCTGTTTTTATTGCTTTTAAAACAAACGAGATTCAGCAATTAGGAGAAGGCCGACAATTGTTTTATGTAGATTTTGATTTGCATATTTTGGACTGGCAACTGGATTCAGGGGACGGAAACTTCGAGCAAAATTTAACAGTTTACGATTTAAAAGATAAAATATTTCAGGCTATTCAAAAGTATCAACCTGGGCTTGCAGATACAACCGTTCCAGTTGGTGCTTGTATAAGGGTGTCAGAGCAGGAAGATAACGACCATGCCGGAGTTTATCACTTCATTCAATCGTATAAGACCACCTACATTGAACAGTTAATGGCAGAGCCTGTGAATGGCATAGATTCAATTACTCCTATTCCTTTAGAATTAGATATTACAACGGATGAGGTGCAAGCTGCATCAGTACCTTATGACCCTAATGCGACTTATTTAGCTGTGAATAATACTATTGCGAGTTACTTATCTGTTAATTATGTTTGCGGATTAGATACACCAAGTCCGGCAGGTGCTTTTAATATTACTTATTGGACACCGGTTGAGCCATTGGTTTACAATTACACGCCGTAACACCTCCACGAAAAAAAACACCTCCACGTTAAACTTAATGTATTTTGTTATATATTTGCCGCCGCACCCAAAGCTATTTAACATAAAAATATTTATATAACTGAAAAAGTCATATAAGAATATTATGTTAAATACCCCCCGCTTTAAAAAATTTCGTCCCTTCATAACGAAAATATAAGAAATTATAACACAAAAAAAAATAATTGTCAAAATATTTTATATAATTGCGAATTATAAAAACGTAATACTTTGATTCAAGAAAATATTTCAGACATAGAGAACCGTTTAATAACTAAGTTATTAGCGACACCTCCATTTAGTACCACCAATATGTCCCCTTCATTGGTGGCAGTTTGGAGCAATTTTTTAAATACTATTGCGACTGAAATATACACTTTAGAGCAACTCAATAATACTTTTGAAACAGAAATTGAGGCACTGATAAATGGAGTAACCACCCCAACAAATATGTGGTGGCAGAAACAAATTTTGAAGTTTCAATATGATGGGACTTACAATCAAATTTTACAATTAGATACTGCAAATTTCTCTCCTTACTATACAACTGTTGATCTTACTTTACGAATAATAAGCAATTGTAGTGTTGTAACGGCTACAAATAATCAGGTACAAATAAAGGTAACAAACAACGGGGCAGTACTAACTGCGCCTCAATTGCTTGCTTTATATGCCTATATTCAGACTATTGATCCGGCTGGTATTAGCTACACTGTAATTAATCAGTTACCGGATTACTTCTTCTTAAATGCTGTTGTTTATTATAACGGACAATATGCTGCCACTATTCAGGCAAATGTTATCGCTGCTTTAAATGCTTATTTAGCTGCAATTCCTTTTAATGGAATAGTAAAAGTTTCGGCTGTTGAAGATGCAATACAGGCTGTTGCAGGGGTTACGGATGTGGTAATAAGTGAAGCTGCGGCAATGGTAAACGGTGGCTCTTATGGAAGTAGAACAATATTCACAAAGCAATATCAAAGTTATTCAGGGCAAATAATTCAGGGACTTGCCCCTCATAATTTCGCAGACCCTTCATCATTAACATTTACTGTATCAAATAACTAATGTCAATTTATGACTACATAGTTTCAAATGAAACCTTGCAATTAACACCGCCAAACAAGCGGGAAACTACTACATTGGCGTATCTTAGCGTATTTGATGACAAGTTTCAAAAGTTGCATGATTTGTTTTTTGATAATTTTGCAGATGGAAGCACTGAAATTGATTATGCTGGCGGAACTACTTACAGCGTAGGTAATCGGGTAAGGTACATTGACAATAAGATTTACGAGCGTATAGGAACTGGTAACACTACCGGAGTAGCACCAACTGATTTAACTAAATGGATGGCTGTAATTAATAACTTCATTGGGGTCAGGGAGCGATCTAAATATACATCTTCGAGAGTAGTTTTTGAATGGGCTTTGAATAAATGGTTCAAAACTGTTTTTAGACAATTCACAGCATGGGACGGAGCAGGTAATCCAACGCCATTGAGCGATATTTATATTCAAAATACAGCCGTTGATTTCGGTTCGTTCATGGTGGGAGTAAATGAAGCGCAAAGTAGTGATGTAATGTTTTCAGATTCGGAACAAACATCATTTATTAATTTGGCGTATTTTTTCAATACTTCAATGTTTACGATAAATATTCCAACGGCTGTTTATAACGCTTTATTGCCAGCTGAACCGGCAGGAATAACAACAGCAAAAGACAATGTAGTAAGAGTCTTTGCAGACAAATATTGTCTTGGGGGGGTTCAATATATAATCGCTATCTACTAACAAAAAACAGCATGAAAAAATTAGACACATCACCAATTGTTACCGGAGTAGGTTATCCACCTTCTAAAAAAGGATTTGATTTTTTATACCTATCAAATCAGGAAATATTAGCTGCACTAGCGCAAGCAATTGGAGGAGATCTTGTTACAGGAACAGAGGTTTATGCTTTGTGGGGTTGCCATAAGACATTAACTGCGCCCAACACATATACAATTTCTGTCGGTTACATATATGATACACAAGATGGGGAAGTGTATTATTACCCTGGAGTAGTAGGTTTAGTGGCTGCAACTGCTATAATTATGAATATAGATTTAACTGCTGGAATAAGATACCCAGTAGCTTACAACCCTGTTTTATTTTCGGATAACACTTCAAAAAATGTTCATGTAAATAATCAATTAGTTGCAGCTGATGGAGCTTTAGGAAGTGGATTAATTAATTTTGCCGATTTGATTTTTGTGCAAAGTTATTACAATAAACACACCGTGGGCGCAACTGGAGAGCCGGCTTACGGTGCAGGATTCAGCGGAGCCGGAAGTGTTAGATTTTGGAAAAATAAGGAAATTGTTACAATTCTTGTCCAATATATGAAATCAACAAATGTTACTCCTTCTGGAGCAACTATTTTCACATTACCGGCTGGGTTTCGTCCTGTGGCAGGTGTCGTTCTTGCAGGAATAAATATAACTGCTTCGACTGCTGGAGTAGCATCCCCTGCGGCACTTCAAATAGATGCAGCAGGAGTAGTTAATATGTTTGGAGAAGTAACAAATGATTATTATTATTTCAGTGGTAGTTTTCCGATTAATTAGCCTTAATTTAATCTGGTTAGTTTGGTTTCCATTTTAAATTTTAGAGAGCTGAGCCCCGTAAGGCTCAGCTTCTTTATTTTAAATATTTCGTAATATTATTTGCCGTGTCAACATACATTTTTACCCCGTTTTTAATTGCATCTATTATTAATGAGGCAGTGAACCACACCGAGAACTTTCCGATTTTTCACTATTTTGGAAGCCATAAATTAAATAGTTTCAATTAATTTCTGATCGTGAAGTTCCTTTGCCTGTTTAAATTCACTTTCGGCTAATTGGTTAGCTTCCTGAGCCTGCATAAAAATGGTTCGCTTTGCTTTCAAGTTTCTGCGTGTTGAAATTACTTTTTCGTGTGCTGAATCAACGCTTTGAGCGGATAATGTTAGCGGTTTTAATTTTTGTGACATTTTTTTTGTTTGGTTCACAGTTTTAAATTAAAAGATTATTACTTTGCTTCTTTTTCATCGGTTGCATGAATTTCATCTTCTTGTTCAGATTCAAGTGGTCTTTCCACCGTTTCTTTTACCTCCGATTTTGTTTCACTATCAGGAATAACAGGCTGTAAGAAACTTTTACCGTCCTTAGTTTCAACTGTGTGATTCGGGGTTTCATCCGTTCTGAAATATAAATTATTTTCAGGATGTGGAACTTTTAAAAAGCAAGGTTCGCTGATTATTACATTGTCTTTTTTGTGCTTGAAGTTTGGTTTTTCCATTGTTTTAATTCGGTTGTCCTACGCTCCGAAAGGTTTTAATTATTTTAAAAGTGTTATCAGTATAAAATATCAGTTCAATAATAAGCCCTTTCAAATCATTTGTTTCCTGCCCTAAAATATTGTAATAGCGGACTTCTTTTATCTGTTTGGTATTAACATACTCTTTGATACCAGTTGTCAAGTGTTGAGCGACAAAAACAGGATAAGTTAGACCGTTGCAATAATACACCCATTGCCCTAAAGTAGCACTCAAAGGAATAACAACACCAACGTGGGCGCAATCCCTATACATATTATCAACACTATCATAAAGTGTAACGTGTGGAACGCTGTCTAAATGCCGGAAAGTAAACTGGCAAACCATATCTAAAGTTTGGCTAACTTGAATATTTACATGAGCCGTCCATCCTGAAGGATAGGCATAGGAATAAATAATGTCAAGATAAGTGGAATCCCCTACATAAACGGTATCATTACCCCGAAATATTCGAGCGTAGTTATTTTGCCCGATAGCGCAAAGGCTTGTAAATAGTGCTATTGATGTGATTAGTTTTTTCATATTGTTTCAATTAATTCATAAGTTAAAATAAATATCAGAAATAACATCATTGGGACACCTGTAATTAACCATGTTGGAATCCAAAATAAATTTAAAAACAAGGAAATTACACGCCATTTTTTACTGCAATTTGATAATAATTGCATCGGAAAAAACATTACCCAATTTAATATTAAAAATTGATTGTCAATAATCTTTTTCATATTATTTGCCGTTATAAAAAAATAAAATTACTCTGCGAATCCCCGATAAGCAAAAAGAATATGCCGATGAAATTCATTATTCGTTAATTAAATAAAGCTATAATTATGTAACCAATTATTTTTTTCATTATTTCTGGTTAATTGTTTGCGGTCTTATTTTTTCCTCCAGTGTCATTTTTTCGTAAATAGCACGAAGTTTTATTTTTTCACTTTCTGTCAATGAATCAAAGAATTTTGATACCATGTTATTCATTGCGTGTGGCATACTTAATCCATTGTCATAAGCGTAAGCTGTAAATATTCCGACATACTTAGGATGAGGGAAAAATGAAAATCTACGCTCTTTTTTTGAATATTTTGCACCTGCCATAAATTATTTGTTTTTAGATTTACGTTTTCCCTCCTTTCGACTTTGTAAGTAGTTTTGATGTTCTGTTAAAAAACTTCCGAGATTATTTTGGAA